AAACATTTAGTGCAAAAGTGGCTATGGTTGACGTTGAAGAAAGACACTACGGGGTATATGCTGATTATGGGCAAGATTTGATACCATTTGACCACGCCACTATTCAGCGGACTAATAACCGCTAACGATACAAGTAAACAATGTTATTAACGGATTAAAAAGATGAAGAAAATGAACGCAGAAAAGTTTTTAAAAGACAGCAACCTTTCTCATTATGTTGATGGTGATAGCGAAACTAAAGTAGTATATGAAGATGATGTTATTTACTTAATGGAGAAATACCACCAAAGTAAAGTTAATAATGTTGCTTTAGATGATGTTAGTTATTGTAGACATAATTGGGTAGAGCTTAGCGGAGGTTGGACTAAACAATGTACTATATGTGGTAAAGAAAAGATGATTAAATAATAACTAACGCCAAAGTAGAAAGCGTTTTAATGCTTTCTAAAGACCGTTAAAAGGCGTTTTAATGCCTATTTTTAAAAAGTAAACAATTAAATTTTTATAATATGTCACAACAAGACAAGATTTTCGTAGGAAACGGAAAAGAAAACGAGCAGTATGGGTTTGTAAACTTCTCTATCTGTTTATCAGATTTACCACAAGAACACGTTAGCGAGTACAAAGGTAAAAAGTACATTAACTTAACTATCTCTAAGAAGAGAAACGGAGCTGACCAGTACGGGAAAACTCACGCGGTTAGTGTTAATACTTGGAAGCCGGAGAAAAGCGCAGAGCAAGGTAATAAAGAGGTAACAGATGACTTACCGTTTTAAGTACTTATTTAAAGAATTAGATTTAGAAATTATAGAGGGGTGGAAACGCTCCTCTTAAAACCAAAACAAATGAACAGATTTTTTGAAAGATTTAGAAAAAACGTACTAACTCAGTTATTCACTTATTTAGCCATTATGATTATATCTGGAATATTATCTAATTGGTTATCTTGGACTTATCCGATTATGGTTGTTATGGCTATTCTTATAGCTTTTTACATATCCGTATTTGTAGTAGCCGGAATCGTTAACTTTATTAAAGACTTAAGAAAATGATTAGTTTTATTTTTGTTCTATTAGCTTCTATCTGTAATGCTATAATGGACGTAACACAATTCCATTTCTGGAGGTCTATTTTTAATAACGATATATTTAGAGCTAGGTGGTGGAATGGTAGTGTATCTTGGAGAAATAAATACATTAACGGAGACGTAAAGCAGGGTAGAACTAATACTCCGGTATGGTTTACGGATGCCTTCCACTTTTTTAAAAGCTCTATGATTATTAACCTAACTTTAGCGATAGTATTATATGAGGTTATGATTAATCCGTTAATAGATTTTTTAATCTTAGGTCTTACTTGGAATACTTTTTTTAATTTATTTTACAAACACTTACTTAAAAAACAAACTTATGAGTAAAAAGAGAAGCGTTAACACAGCCTTTTGGAGTGACCCTTTTATAGAGGATATAGCGCCTGAGTATAAGTTATTATTCTTATACCTAATTACTAACGAGAAAACGAATATGCTAGGTATTTACGAAGCATCTAAACGTAAAATGAGTTTCGAGACTGGTTTATCCTTAGAAACGATTAAAGACGGTTTGGAAGTCTTTGAAAGGCTTGGAAAGGTTAAATACGTAGATAACTATATTATCTTGGTTAACTATATGAAGCACCAGAAATATAATACCAATATGAAGAAATCCGCTATAGAAACTTTTAACGAACTACCTATGAGCGTTAGGACGGGGTTAGATTCGTTAGATAAGTCGAATGTAGAAGAGTCTTTTAAAACTCTCTTAGAGGAGTATTCTCACGCAGAGAAGCTAATTATTAAAGAAGAGGTAGAAGACCCGTCTAACTATTACGAGAATGAGCATCTTGTTTTATCTATGGTAGATTATAAAAAGCTTATAGAGGTTTACGATTCTTCTACTATAGACCATTACATAGCTAAGGTTCAGCATTGGAAGAATAATAAGAAAGTTAAGAGCCTTTATTTAACTATCCTTAATTGGCTTAAACGAGATAGCGAAGTTAAAAAGAATGATGTTAAGATAGTTAAGAACGAATCCTACTCTAACGGATTTAACACTTTTATATAATTAATATGAAAACGACGGTAAAAAAGTTTTATTATCAGTTACCAGATGTTAATAAAGAGTTAAACATTCTTCGTGAAAAAGGTATTACAAGAGGTAAAGAGTTAGGTTTTGATTTCGAATCTATAGGTATGTCTATTAAACCAGGATGCACTACTTATATAGCTGGTTATCCAGGTTCGGGTAAGTCTGAATTTTGGTTAGAAATTCTAGTAAACCTTTCTTGTCTTTATGGATGGAAGCATATCGTATTTACTCCTGAAACTGGAAATGTTCAACAAGTATTCGCAGAGCTTTGTCATAAATATATAAGAAAGCCTTATTTTAGCACTATTGATGGGTGTATGAACGAATCAGAAAGGGTAACCGCTGAAATGTTTATTACGGACCATTTTGTAGTTATAGACCCTAAAGATGATACTATAACAATAAAAGAATATTACAAGATAGTAGACCAAGTAGAGAAGGATTTAGATATAAAATTCAATACTACTACTATAGACCCTTTTAATGAGCTAGAATACGATTCTAACGGAATGAGTAGAGATTTAGCTATAGAAAAGCAATTAGGAGACTGTAGGCGTAACGCTAGAAAGACCGGTAGGCATAATTGTTTAATTACTCACGTTAGAGATAAAGCGTTAGTAGAGACTGAAGGAGTAAGTCATTTACCTATACCTTTGGCTGTAGATTTCGCTGGGGGTCAAGCTTGGTTTAGAAAAGGAGAGCAGATGGTTTTAATATGGAGACCTCCATACGGGGTTACAAGGTTTAATAAAAATGGTAAATACGAGTCTAATGAAGTTATAATAAGAGTAGCTAAAGAGAAGCCTAAAGGGTCTGCTATAAAAGGAGACTATATACTATTCTACGATAAACATATGAACTCTTATTATCAAGTAAACGAGAACGGGGATAAGATTTATTCTAAAAGAGATTTACAATTAGAGCAGATGACTATTAAAGCTCCTAACAAAGATGAGGTGGATAATTTTTATAAAAACTCTACCTTTGAAAGAGTAGAAGACGAAGAAGATTTATTACAAGACACCCCATTCTAACTATGAGCCACGAAGGAAATACTTTATACAGCTACGGAGTACTAGGTACTCTTATAGCTAAACTAGACGCTAGACCGGATAAAACCGAAGCTAGTAAGAAAACTCTAAGCGAACTTAGAAATGTAAGGATTCACTTAATGAGCCTTCAGAATACTTTAGAAATGAGAGAGCATAAATTAAACAAGTTAGAGTTAGAGGACGCACGTAGAGATGCAGCCATAACTTCTTATCAACGAAAGATAAGAATACTAGAAAAAGAGTTAAAGGAAATTAAGGACGTACTTTACGACTCTATATAATTAAATATTAGTATATTAAGCGAAAAATTAAATAAGAATGCCTAGTAAAAATTCTATAAAGAACTATAGAGAAAAACACCCACACCAAGTAAGAATGACTTCAGAAGAATACGCTACTTGGAGAAATTTTAAATCTGAAATTAGAGACCGTGAAAGCTTATTAAAAGATGAGGCAGACGCTGCAGGTATCGACTTAAAAGATATTAAGCACTATTGGTATAAGTCTGAAAAGTTTTCAATGTTCGCTAAAAACGAGAGTAAGACTTACGAAGAGCTTAGAGACGAGATTATAGTGGAAATGGATAAGTATAGTCCTAAGTATCCAAAGATTAAGCGTAAGCCTTCTAAAGACGGTCATTTACTAGTAATCAGTCCGGCTGATGTTCATTTAGGTAAGTTAGCATCTTCTTTTGAGACTAGTGACCCTTATAACCATCATATTGCTTACAACAGGTGTATAGATGGGGTTAAAGGTATTTTAGACAAGTCTAGTGGATTTAATATTGATAAAATTAACCTTATTATAGGTAACGATATTTTACACGTAGATAACCCTAGAAACACTACCACGAAAGGTACTAATCAAGATACTTCTCTTATGTGGTATGACTCTTTTAGATTAGCTAGAGAGTTATATGTTGAAGTAATAGAAATGCTTCTAACTGTTGCCGATGTTCATTTAACTTATAATCCATCTAATCACGATTATATGAGTGGATTTATGTTAGCTGACTCTATTAAGTCTTGGTTTAGGTTGTCTAAAAATGTAACGTTTGATTTTAGTATAGCTCATAGGAAGTATTTTAAATACGGTAAGAATTTAATAGGGTCAACTCACGGAGATGGGGCAAAGCACGATAAACTACCTCAATTAATGAGTATTGAAGCTAAGAAAGAATGGTCAGAGTGCGAGCATTATTATATATATACTCACCACTTACATCATAAAACTAGTAAAGACTATATGAATGTTAATGTTGAAACCTTAAGAAGTCCTAGCGGTACGGATAGTTACCATCATATTAACGGGTACGAACACGCTCCTAAGGCTATAGAAGGTTTTATACATTGTAAAAATCACGGTCAAGTATCTAGGTTAACACATATATTTTAATGAAGTACGAATACTATATTAAAGAGAATCCTATAAGCTTAAATAAAGTATACTCTACTCCTCATTGGACAGTAAGAAGTAAACTTAAAAGTAAATGGTTCGATATATTTAAAGAGTATTTAGATGCTAATCCTCCAAGTCAAATAGAGAAGTATAACATAACACTAACAGTTAATAGTAGGTTAGACCCTTCCAACTGTATAATGGTTATAAAGTTCTTTGAAGACACGTTAAAAAAGCTAGATTACATAGTAGACGATTCGCCTAAATACTGTAAAAGTATTACCATAAAACCAGACGAAAACTTAGAAAAGCCTAGTTTTAAAATAGTATTAGAAAGTATTTAGTAAAATTATTCTAGTTGAAAATCAAGGGGTTACATATTGTAGCTCCTTT